ACGGCGGCTTGTTCTCATCCTGTTTGAACAGATGCGCCATCGCCTGATCTTCCTTATACGGCTTGACAGCCTCCTCCACACCGACAGGCTTACCCTGTTTGTCAAATGTGAACTTATCCAGTCCACCTGCCTTATAGATCAGATAATCCGGGTCAAGAACGCCCTGTTTGCTCAACTGATCTTTCAATGCATATGACTTTGTGATCTGCTCATTGGCTGTCTGCTGCTCTTTGAGCTTTGCCTGCAAATCAGTGATCGTCGTTTGC